ATAAACATAAATGTGTGAATATAGACGGCATACGGACTGCGTTATAAGGACAGTTAATACGCGCCACACTATGCCAGTATGACGCCGAATCGTTGGAATACTGCGGAAACGTAGACGGCAGTAAGACTTGTATGGTGTCGTGCGCGCGTGACGCTGATACGAGTTTTCCCGCCGAAAACGGCGTTTTACGCCCACTTAGAGTGTGATTTAGAGTGGACTCCCTGACACGGGAGGACAGTCATGGCGGGCAAGACGAAAAACAGGAGGACCGGGGGATCCGGAAGCGTGTTCCAAGACTCCAAAGGACGATGGCACTTCCGCAAGGACATGGGAACCGACCCGGCGACCGGACGCAGACGCCCGCCGATCGAGGCCACCGGCATGGTGAAAAGCGAGGCACGCGCCCGTTTCCAGGCGAAGATAGCGGAATGGGAGCGGGACGGAAGACTGCCCACCAAGGACGGCCCGAAAACCGCGGACTACTTCGAACGGTGGATGGAGGAGCACAGGACCGCCGTCAACCCAACCACATGGCGCAACGAATCCAGCTGGATGCGCACCATGAACGCGATCATCGGGAACATCCGCCTCAACCGGCTCACCGCCGACGACATCAACGGAATGTGCAGGAGACTGCGCCGCACACGCAAAAGCAAGACCGTCAACACCTATCTCGCAGTTCTCGGCGCCATGCTCCGAACCGCGAAACGGGACGGACTCATCGCCGACGACCCGATGGAAAACGTCGGACGAATGCCGGAGGACCGGTACGAACGCCCCATCCTCGACGCCGCCGACCCAGCGAAGGTCATCGAGGCCGCGCTCGCCGAGCCCGATCCGGCGGTCGCCGTGTTCGACAGTCCGGACGAGCGTGAGAAGTGGGCACTCATGTTCGAACTCGCCTTCACCACGGGCATGCGGCCGGGGGAGAGGTATGGCCTGATGCCCTACCAGCTGGAACTGCATCATGGGATTCCCGTCATCAACGTGTGCCAGCAGGCCAAGCCGATACCAGCCGGCGCCACGATCCCGGATTGGATGGAAGCCGAGCATCTGGATGGGGCGATCTGGCTGACCAAACCGAAGACCGCCAAAGGCGTGCGGACGGTTCCCATTCCGCAGGGGCTTTGGGACCGGCTTTGGGCGCATATCGTCAAATGGGGCGTGCCGTCCCATGGATTGGTGTTCACCAATCTTTACGGCCGTCCGATCAGGCGGGACAACGAGGAGAAGCGTTGGTGCCGCGCCCTGAAGATGGCGGGACTGCCGTACGTCGACATCTACAGCGCGCGGCACTGGCTCGCCACCGAACTTGCGGCTGCCGGCGCGAGCGACGAGGAGCGCACCGCCATCATGGGCCACACCGACATCCACACCACCAGCGTGTACACGCATTGGAGGGAGCGGCGGCTCGCCAAGACGCTCGACGCCGCCCTGCCAGACCTCCGCGACGGCCAGTGACGGACGATGACGGCTTTTCCGCAACACGAAAGAGTATTGACACACCCCGCGCTCATCGGAGCCGTCACGGCCGGACCACAAATAATCCAGGAAATCAGGAAAAAGAGATAACAGCAAGACCCCGGCGCTCGCAGTATGCGGGCAGCCGGGGTCATTTTTGTTGTTAGTTTGATGATGCCGTGAATTCTGGTTTTTTGAACCGCGGTTCACGGAATCCGTATTGACGGCCTTCTTCTTGGAGTCCGTCAGCCCAGAGGTCTAGGTATCGGAATGGCACGCCCAGTTTATTGGATACAGCGAAACTGTCGATTCGTGATTCCGTTGGGGATACGACTGTTCCGTAGGCTTGTCCTATCATTTGTTTGAATAACAGCGGCGATTCGACGCTGACGGCTACTGGTTCGTGTTTTTTCCAACCTCGCATGCTTATCTGGACTTGAAGTGATTTGGCTCGTTTGGGTTCGATGAGGTTCAGGGCCGAGACTCGCATGACCAGCGCGGATATGGATATTCCCCATCCGGCCTTTGCATCCACGAACGTGCTGATGCTGTCGTTCTTGGCGAAGATTGCTCTTGCGTCGTCTTCCGGCATCAGGAACGCTCCGGCGAATTGGTGGGCTTCGCTTTCCATCTGCTGCCGTGTGAGATGGATCCTGTATTTATGTAGAATCATGTGACCTAATTCGTGTACTTTGGTGAAGCGGAGCCGGTCCCCGGTGTTGTCGCGTCCGAGATACCCGATCACAGGCACTGGCGTATCCAAGGTCGGGTTCGACACTCCCTCGCTCGTTGTTTTGTATTCCGATTCCTCACCGGAACTATGCATGGGCATCACCGCAATGCCGACGCGTTCCAACGCTCTCGTCACGTTACGGACCGGGCCTGTATCGGCAAGATTGAGATAACGCCTCGTTTCCTGCGCGATATGGTTTATTTTTTCCATGGAAAGCGGGGTTCCGTCTCTGGGGGCTATATCATCAATCCACTGCAGGTGCGATTTCATCCGAAGGCGCTCCGCTATGCGGCGTACCGTGCCTGCCATGATCTCATATTCGGCGGAGACTGCGTTGATTTCACGGACGAGGGTTTTTGAAGATCTACGATAGGTCAGTTCCGTCGGTGGGGTAGGTGCGTCATCCATGGAGAAGAACGACAGCGGATAGTCCACGCACGTGGCGATTTTTTCGGCATCCTCCTTGGTGAACGGGACGATTCGATTTTGGATTTTGCTGATTTTTGCTGTTGATATTCCCGTTCCCTCTGTCAGTTCGACTTGCGTCTTTTTTTCCAACCTGCGCATGAGGACAATCCGATCTGGATTGTATTCAACCATGGTTGGTTCCTTTCGTTTTATTTGGGCGGACCTTTTCCTTCTCGTCAGCCCTTGTTCTCTGCTTCGGTCTTCTTTTCCGAGTGCTTGGTTTCCTCGTCGATCAGGTTGGGGATGAGCATCTCGTTCTCCGGAGCGGCCTCGTACCGTATCTTAGATTGGTCCTCACGATTTCCTAGGAGTGGAATGTCGAGACACGATTTGAGTTTCTTGGCGTCGATGATCTTATGCAGAGTGATGGTTGCATGACCATCCACGATGGTCCATGCAGCAACCAGGTTGACATTTGAGAGGTCAGGGACTAATTCGCCGTCCGGAGAGATGTTCTCCGGGATTAATTCCGCCGGTAGGCATTTGTGCTGGTTGTATCTTGCCCATGCCGCGACCGTGTTCGCAGGTTTGGGAACGCCTCCGGTGCGGCTGTCGATTGGATGTATCTCCATTCGCATTCGCGTGACCTCGTCTCGCAGATGCGTGTAGTTTGGGTCCACGACCTTCCAGGTGTTGTTCTCTTGTTCGAGATTCCATCGGTTGCGGGTCCGCATGTTCACGTTTTCGGCCCGCTTGAGCCGGTATTGCCCTTGCGAGAAAAACTGGGTTTTCTCCATGGTGAGAACATCGGCATAGGACTCTTCCAGAATCCGGATCAGGGGAGTCAGCTCCATCACTCGGTCCTTGATGATGTCTTTCTCGTCCTTGCCATTCAGATATGAGTATTTTCCCAAGTCGGATCCTTCCGCCGAAAAAACGTAAAAAATAATTGCTGTGGAAAATTATACACCCATTTTATAACTACGGTGTTCGGTCAAAGCGAGGCCGCGGTCTTCGCGCCGGATGCTATGGAACCCAAGAAACCTCTGATGCTCGCGGTATGCGAGTGGCCGGGGTCATTTTTAAATCCGAAGGGGTATAAGGCTCTATAAGCACGTATAAAGGCGTATAAAGATCATCACTGCACGCACACGCCGGAATCGTACAATAGCTGCCGGTAGTCGTTCAACACCTGTATGGTGACACCCAATTCCACGGCCATCATCCACGTATTGCCCTCGTACACCGTCTCGGCCATGCCGTAATCCACCGGCGATATCAACGCCAACGCCGTCTCCCTGCGACACCGGCGATCGCATTTGATGCCGTATTGGCTGCCGCATCCGGGGTCGTGGTGTCTGGCGTGGATGAGCTCGTGGCACAATGTGCAGCGGCGCTGGCGCTGGTTGAGCCAGTCGGCCAATAGGATAAGCCCATGCCGGTCGTCGTACAGACCGCATATGTCGTTCGGCAGTTCTGCCGATTTGACGGTCGGCCCCATCTCCACGGCCTGCATATACAGGTGCGTGATCTCGTTACCTCTCAATGGCATCTTTCCATTGCTGTTCCAGATATAAAGGAAATAACCGCTTATAAATACTTATAAAGGGTTATAAAACCTTATAAAATGACATGAATCACGCTCAGCCCATCCCGTAGGCCTTCCCATTTGCCTGTTCCTTCGTCCAGCCTCGGTATCGGGCAGCGCGTTCTCGTCATGTTCGACTGCCTATGCGGCCAGCTCCTGCGGTGACCTCTTCGCCAGCTGGGAATGCGGGATCACGCTCACGCGGCGGTTCGCGAACGCCACGGACGCCAGATCGGCCGGATACGCCACGAAATCGTCGTATCCCTCATTTAAGAGCGTGAAGGCAGCTGTTGCTGTGCGGATGGGGCATTATCCAGCGGAAGGTCGACGGAGACGGTTACACGCCCGTCACTCTTTCCGATGGAGGCGGCGGTAACCTTCGCATCATCTCCGAACGGAGAGAGGTCCGATGGCAGTGCCACGGTTCCCAGGATGGTGCCGCTTAGTCGGACTACCAGTGATCCAGGTGAGGTTTTCACCGTCACCCAGATATGCGACTGATCATCGAACGGGGAAAGAATCATGTCGATTTCATCGACCGGCTCGATGCGCACTGTCCTGCCGATGGGGGTGAGCACCTTCTTGTGAGGTTTCGTATTTGAGAACATGACGCTCTTCACGTTGGAGAATTGCTTTTTCGGGCTCGGCGTGACGGGTTTCGGCTTCCTTGGCTTCTCCGCCTTCGGAGACTCCATGCCTTGGCGGGTGAGCTCCATCGGGTCGTGTTCCTCCGGCATCTGCAGGCGTAGCTGCCATCTGTGCCGGTCCTTGTCTTTAGCCCTGTCCGGTACGTGGGCGAGCATCACGGCACCCTCGGCAGGCACCTGACCGCAATGGCGCTCCATCTGGTATTCGGTTATGTGACCGATCTCCTCACCGTCGAGGAACACCCAGTACGTGGGGTATCCGGCGTATTTGCCCTTCCGAATCAGATCCTCGACGACGTACACCCAGACCCATGCGTCGTACCCGTACTTTCGCAGAATCCACTGGTGGTTCTCGTCACCGGAGATCTCCACGCCGCACGCAATGGTCTCGATTACAGCGCCATCCGGCTTCGCGTTAACCGCGCTTGGCATCTCGCCGCCAAGATAAGCGCTCTTCATGAAAAAGGAATCCTTACGACGTCTGTCGCTGAGCGCTCGTCGCTTCGATTCGTCTCTTTCGGCTTGCGTGAGTGTCCTCGGACTGTACATGGATTCCAGCCGATGCCAGCATTCGAAAGTCCATCGGGCGTCGGACAGGGCGCGATGCTCCTCGGATGCCTGTATGCCAAGCAGCCGCATCGTCTCCTGCAGGCTTGCCGACGGGGCGTTCGGGAACTTCTCCCTCGCCAGCGACATTGTATCGATGCGGGATACGTCCAGACCGGCAACGCCGATTCGTGATGCCTCATTGTTCAATGCGGAGATGTCATAGCTGACGTTATGGCCGATCACGGTGAGATTCGAGATGGCCGCAATGAATCCCGGCATCACCTGTTCTGCCTTTGGCTGCGACGCCAAAGACTCCCTGGTGATCCCAGTCAAAAGCGTCGATGACATCGGGATCTCGCATTCGGGGGAGACGAGCTGTTCCCATTCGCAGATTGGCGCGCCGTTCCTCACCAAGATGGCGCCGATATCGATGATGCGCATTCCGGAAGGGGAGTTTACCGTTTCCGTGTCGATGACAACGGCATCGGCGATGGCGGCGTTCATACTGAACTCGGCGAACGAATCCAGACCGTCATCGCCCGCATGCGATTCTCCGGACAATCCACTTTCCGCAGGTACGGACGATTGTCCCTTGTTCTTCTTCGATACGGCGTAGACGATGGCCGCAACGGCAACGATGACTATGACCAGCGTCATTCCAATGTCCTTTCTCCATAAGCCGTCGTGACACGAGAAGCCAACAGCGACTTGTAATCCTCCACAACCTGCACCGTCACGCCAAGCTCACATGCGATGAGATAAGAGTCCCCGTCGTACAGTCGTTCGGCGGTCGCATATTCGACGGGGCCCACGAGCCATAACGCGGTCTCCTTGCGGGTGCGCTGTTCCGTTTTTGCTCCGATGATTCCGCATCCAGGGTCATGGTGTCTCGCATGCACGAGCTCATGGCAGAGCGTGCACATCTTCTGATGGTCAAGCAGTCGATTGTCAACGATGACGAGCCGCAACGTATCACAGTACAGTCCACACAACCCGCGACCCAGGCTGCGTTCCTCCACGCGCACGCCCATCAACTCCGCCTCCATCAGAAGCCCGTCATAACTGTCTATCGGCCCTCACCGCCGTTCATCTCGATTTCCTTATTCGGATCCCTGTTGGCGGCCACGTCATAGTCTTCGGGGTGCGCGGCGATACGGTCGATGAGATCATCGGTGATCTGGGATTCGCGCTCGCGGGCCTCGTAGGCGCGGGCGGCCTCGCTGCCGAGTGCGCGTGTGTAGATGTCGAGGCTGGTGAGCCCGAATGTGGAGGCGATGTGCTCCACGTCGGACGTCGTGAGCGGCGCTTCATATCGGAGCCTTACGTGCCAGTAGTTGTTTCTCATACCGCTCTTTTTGTAGAACTCGGCATTTGTTATTCCGCTTCGTTTAACGAGATCTCGACATATGTCGATGATTCTCTTGCTGTCTTCGGTGACTTCATTTTTGGCAATGCTTCCCATGCCCAACATGGTACCCAATTGAGAAGGATTTGTAAAGAATACTTAATTGAGTAACAATAAACTTACTCAATTAAGTACGGTAAGAATTACCGCAAGGCAATGAACAAAGAAAGGAGCGGCAAGACAGATGAGTGAGACGGAAACCATCGCAAGGAATCTCAGCGGCGAGCTCGCACGGCATCGCAAGACACAGGCCGCACTCGCCAAGGAACTCGGCATGAGCGAGAAAACCGTCAGCGAACGTCTGGGAGGCAAGGGGTCGTTCACCACCGAGCAACTCGAAAAGACGGCGACGATGCTCGGCATGAGCCTCTACCAGCTCATGATCAAGCTCCTCCAACCAATCGACGGCATCAAACAGATCAAGCCATGAGCAGCGCTCGCCGACGCATGAATCGAAGGGAGAATCCAATGAACAATGAAATCCAGCAATTCGATTTCAAGGGCGCATCATTGCGCACCTTGACCGATAAAGCGGGGGAGCTTTGGTTCGTCGCCAAGGATGTGTGCGACATCCTCGGCCACTCAAACGTGAGCATGGCGCTTGATCGTCTCGATGATGACGAACGGTCTAAGTTCAACTTAGGGCGTCAGGGTGAGACAAACATCGTCAACGAAGCCGGCCTCTACGTGCTCGTGCTTGGCTCCCGCAAGCCGGAAGCTCACGAGTTCAAGCGTTGGGTGACACATGAGGTGCTGCCCCAGATCCGCAGGACTGGCGGCTACATTCCCACCACAGACGTGGATGATGACATGACCATCCTCGCGAAGGCCGTGATGATCGGCCAACGCACCATGGAGGCGCAGAAGCAACGCATCGCCGAACAGCAGACGCGCATCGTGGAACTGGAGCCGAAAGCGCGGTTCGCGGACGCCGTAGCCGCGTCCGACGGCACGTGCCTGGTCGGCGAGCTCGCGAAGATGCTCCGGCAGAACGGGATGGACATCGGCCAGAACAGAATGTTCCGTCTTCTTCAGGCTGACGGGTATCTCGGCAAGTCCGGTTCGAATCGCAACGTGCCGACACAGCGTGCGATGGACCTCGGCCTGTTCCGCATCAAGGAGACCACCGTCACCCATGCGGATGGTCACACCACGGTCAGCCGCACTCCGAAGGTCACGGGCAAGGGGCAGCGCTATTTCATCGACCGGTACTGGGGTCGTACTCAGCCGACGTTGGAAGCGGGTGCGTGATGGACGGGACCGATTACATGGGCTTCAACATCACCGACCTCTCGGCGGGGAAGTCGATTCGCATTGCCTCATACCTCTTCGCGCATTCCGGCAGATGGATGGCGGAACTGGCAGGCAATCCGATCAGAGTCGATTCCATCGGCGACGGGAAGGCGCTCGTGACCTTCCCAGCCGTCGCGGAAGTGGATTTGAAGGAATTCATGTCGATGTTGGAAGAAGGTGCTCAATGAGTCAGAAACGTGGTTTGATGCTTGGTCTGCGTGTCGTGCGTTCGGTATCATCATCCGCCCAACGCCATCTGATCTCTACATCTGGCCTTCCGAGTTGTGTTCCTATAGCCATGTATTCGATGCTGTCGCCAGGCTCGCAGGAGAAAGGCGTCGTATGGTCGAAGTGCAATAGGCCGCGCATTCCGGGGTCTGCGGAACGCACTTCCAATACGACGACTTTTCTGAGGCCTTCATGGTGTATGGAGAACAGCGAACCGCTTCCTGTCCAAACGGAATCTCCCCACGGCGCCTTGTCTGGCGGATTCGACGAAATTGCTATGCGGTTGGCCTCCTTGAGCTGTTCCACCTGCGCGCGCAATGCCGCAGTGGATTCCCGCGCCGCGTCAAGCTGCGATCTAAGCGTGGCGTTCAGCTCGTCGGCACGCCGTGCATCGGCCTCGTATTTCTCCCGTGCCGCCTTGGCACTCCTCGAGTCTTTTCTCGCGGTGATTATCCACCCCGCGACGGTGATGGCGAATGTGACGGCCCAGCCGATGACGACCAGCGTGGTCGCGAGGGTCCAGGCCCACGGATCCGTATTCATTGATTCTTCTCCTAACTGTTCGGCCCGCACGTCGCCAATGCGGGATGACACCGATTTTAGGAGAGGGCCGGGCGGTTTTCCTAACGCCGCCCGGCATCACACACGCAAAGGAGGCGCGTGATGGTCTTGCAGAACGATCTCAAGGATGCGAGCCGTATCCCGTTGAAGGACAGGCTCGCATGGACCATCCCGCAGGCCGCGAGCCTGTACGGGATCGACTACGACGGTCTCCGACAGGCTGTCAACCAGGGCGACATAGACACGTTTCGTCCGCCAAGCAAACGAGGAACGCCTTCCCGCCGTCACATCAGACGCGAGGAAATGGACCGATACGTCAAATCGTTGGAGGAGTAAGCATGAACGACATTCGCAAGGCGTGTGTGAGGGCCGTGTTCGACGAATTCGACGACTATGGCGACGTCATCAGGCCGGCTGTCGGCGATGAATGGGATGGGATCGACGCGAGCCGTCCGCTCGGCCACATCGTCGGCTACATCGACCTCGACGTCACAGATCTCGTGGACCTCATCATCGACACGATCAACAAGGAGCTGTGATGGCACTCAGGAGAATCGACGCGGAAACGCTGCTGACACCACCCGCGCCGCCGAAGGACATGGTGATCATGTTCGGCTTGACCGGCTACGCGATTCGCGTCACGGGCAAGGGCGCCAGCCTCATGGAACTCGACGTCGACGGAAGCCGCGAGCTGGCGAGCATCGGAAAAGACCAGGCAAGGACATTCATTCAAAAAATCGGAGGCGCAAGATGACGGACAACGATTATCGCATCGAGGACAGGTTCGAAAAGGGGAGGCCGAACTACACGCTCAGGCGTTTGAAGTTCGCGCTGGCCGTGGTCGGTTTGGTCGTGAGCGTGACGCTTATGCTCACCTGGCATGGCGGCGGTCTGACGGGCGCGCTTGTGGTGGAGGGCGTGTATCTGGCCACGGTCCTGTGGCTGACGGTCAGGTTCGCTCCGCGCGATGACGTGGATGGCGACGTCTGACCGTATCCGCCGGCGTACAAGGACGCGGACGGATGGCGGAGGCGTGTGTCCTTTCTTCTCACATTGCATTTCACGCATTCACTCTCACGTCTTCCGCCGTCATGCCGTCCGCTGCGGGTTCGAATCCCGCCGCCGGCGCTTGGCCGGACCGTCAACGCCGCCCGCATCCCCGTTTCGTTCAGCTTTCTTGGGGTTGTGGGAACGATGGGCGTGCTTCTTTGCTGTCATGGCGCCCAGCGGTCCGGCTCATATCAATCAATCTCGTATCAATCAATCAAGGTCAAGGGAGGAACCGATGAGGGAGATTCTGCCGCATTGGCATTTCAGTCCGAACGCTCCGGTCAAGGACGTCGGCATGAAGGGGATGACGCGTGGCGACAGGGCGGTGGCGGAGGCGTGCCGTCGGGCGATGGAGACCGAGGCGTGGAAGGAGCTGGAGATCTTGGAATCGGTGGGCGTGCGGTTCACCGGACTGGTGGGCCGGTTCGTGTCCGAGGTGGCGTCTCCGGTGTTGGAGGTGATGCCTGGTGACAGTTTCCATCAGGGCGCGAAGGCTCAGTTGTCGCACATGGTGAAGACCAGGGATGGTGGCGAGACCATCCGCATCATCAAGACTCTCGCCGTGAAAGGTAGGTTCTGATGGCTGGTGAGACGATTATCGCGGTGGTGGGCAATCTGACCGCGGATCCGGAGTTGAGGTCGACGAAGAACGGTCGGAGCGTGGCTGGGTTCACGATCGCGTCCACTCCGCGCATGTTCGACCGGCAGTCGAATCAGTGGGTCGATGGGGACGCGTTGTTCCTCCGCTGCACGGTGTGGGGTGACTTGGCGGAGCATTGCGCCAATAGTCTCGCGAAGGGCATGCGTGTGGTCGCCCAGGGCAGGCTTACGCAGCATTCGTGGGAGGACGAGCAGCATCAGAAGCGTTCTTCCATGGAATTGCAGGTGGACGAGATCGGGCCGAGCTTGCGCTATGCGACGGCGCAGGTCGCGAAGGTCCAGTCGGGCACGGCGGGCGCGTACGGCAATCCGGCTTCCATGCCGGCGGGCTATGCGGGAGGAGCCTCCGCTTCGTTGCCTCCGTCGGACCCGTGGGGTCAGCCACAGAACCAATCGGCATCGTTCGGTGATTTCGGCAAGCCGGAATCCGAACCGGATTTCTAAGGAGAAATCATGAGCATGAAAGCATTGGAGTGGGCCATGTACGACGTGCCCGCCGAAATGGTCAAAGGAGCTTTGCTGCGCATCCTGCTCCTGCTTGCCGACCACGCTGACACGCAGGGCAAGGGAGCGTTCCCGAGCCAGAAGCGCATCGTGGCCCTGACCGGATACAGCCGGCGCACCATCCAGAACGGCCTGCACGATCTGGAGACGGCCGGACTGATTCGCAGGGGAGACCAGCGGATCACCGAGCATCTCGGCAAATACCGTCCGATCGTCTGGGACCTCACGATGAAGGATTTCAGGGGCGCAAAAACTACGCCTCTGGAACAGCAGCCGCAAGAGGCGCAGGCCACTGCGCCCCTAAACAAGTTGGAGGGGCGCAATCAGGGGCGCAAAAAAACGTCGCTAGGGGCGCAATCAGGGGCGCAATATGACTGCGCACAGAACCTATATAAGGAAGAACCATATATAGAACCTAGAGAGAGTAACGCGCGCGCGAGAAAACAAATCCCAATACCAGCCGACTGGAAACCCTCTGAAGAACACCAGGCGCTCGCCGACAGGCTCGGCATCGACTGCGACATCGAAGCCGACAAATTCCGTGACAGGGCCCTCGACTCGGGAGACCGCTCGGCCGACTGGAACGCGAAATTCCGCATCTGGCTCATGCGCGGCCACGAACTCGGATACACCACCGTCAAAAACCAGCAATCAGCGAGGAAGTACACGTGGGCGAGCGACGAGGTGAAACGCGTCATCGGCACCGACCTCGAAGGCACCGACGACTACATGGAGCTCGCATGCAAGATCGCCAACCTGCTCAACCAGGGCTTGGACCCGGACATGCTGCGCCGTCAGCTCGCAAACGTGCCCGGCGACACGTGGGGCGAACAATTGTTCGAACAGGAGGCGGCGGCATGAACGCCATGACCATCGCACACATGGCCGGCGTCCTCACCTCGGCCATCCAAGCCGCCGACCGATTGGAACTCGACGCGCTCAAAAGCCAGGCGCTCGCCGATATGGACCTTGACCGCATCCGCGATATCAAACGCGACTGCTCGACCTGCATCAACCTGCTCGACCAGCTCGGAAGGGAGCGACGATGAGCGACCGGCAATTCCAGGAATCGAAACGTATCGCGCTTGCACGCCAGGGTTGGCATTGCCTTCGTTGCGGACGCAACCTGCACGACCCGAGTGTCTGGCCGGGCAGGAGCGGCCACCACCGGCAGTTGCGCCGTCGGGCCGACCCGACCGTGCGTGACCTGCCGTGCAACATCGTCGAACTGTGCGGTTCCGGCACGACCGGCTGTCATGGTTGGACGCACGCGCATCCGGCGGAGGCGGAACGGTTCGGCTACATCATCCCGAGCTGGCGTGATCCGCTCAGCGTGCCGATACGCGACTGGAACGGCGACTGGTGGTGGCTGCTGTCTGATGGCACGGCGCAACGGCTCACGCAAATCGAAATCATCGAATGGCAAAGCAATTGGAAGGAACAATCATGAGGAAACAGGACAAAGACCGGAACGTGAAGCCGGAGGCGCTGCTCTGGCTCGACTTCGAAACGACCGGCACGGACAGGAATGACAGCCTGCCGTTGGAGGTCGGCATGGAATGCACCGACGTGCTGGGCGAACATTCGTATGGATCCCTGCACCGCATCATCAGACCGTACGATCTCGACCTGTTGGACATGAGTCCGATAGCGTTCTCCATGCACTCGGACAACGGCCTCCTGTTCGAACTGCTGAACGGCTCCGACAGGAACGACTGCGTCGCTGCGGTCGCGAATGCCGTGGAGGAGTATCTCGACTCCCTGTCGCAACGCTTCACGCTGGTTCCGGCCGGAACGAACGTGGATTTCGACATCGACTTCCTGAAACGCCTCGACCTGAACCCGGACAGGTGGCTGTCCTACCGCAAGTTCGACCTGACCACGCTCCGCCGCTACCTCACGTTCCTGGACTGCCCCGAAGACCCGTACAAGACGCATGCCGGCACGCACAGGGTACGCGACTGCATCCGACGCGACATCAACGACTACAAGTGGTACCGCAAGCTTCTGAAGGGAGCATGGTGATGACAGCGGTCTCCATGATGCTCCTGTGCGCGGCCGTCCTAGTCGCTTGGATCGGAGGCCGGCCATGACGGTCCAGACGCATATGGCGTGGAAGTACCGGAATCCCGCCGACCTGATCGGCCGGCGATGCATCGCGCTCACCCACCATGACGTCACATTGGACGGCCCATTGGATCTGATCCGGTTGAGTCCGGTCCACGCGGTCCTGAAATACCGTGGCATCGGCCTGCACGTCATCGACTGCGACCTGCGCCACCATACGAACAAAACCTCGGACGGCATCCGCGCCGTCGTCATCACGGAAGGCAAACCATGAAAAACATCACATCGCATGCCAGGAAATGGCATAGGACCAGTCCATGCCCCTACTGCGGCACGAGGAAACCCGGCATCGAACCCTACGCCCGAATCATCGGAGCCACGATGCACTGCATCTGGATCGCCAAATGCCGTGGATGTCCGAACGCCGTCTTGATCACCACCCAGGACGACAGCATCAAAACCGCGATCCGCGGATGGAACCGATACGCCAACGGCGAATGGCGCAAACACTAGGAGGAAACAAAATGAGAAAGACAACACGCATCACACTCGCCATCACCGTCATATGCATGGCGCTCGCAGGATGCGGCAGTGCATCCAAGACGTCGACCCCGGCCCACGCCATCGCCGCCACCGGCACCACATGCTCCAAAAGGTCCAGCGACGACATCAAGGAATGCATCGTCACACTGTCCGACACGAGGCAAGTGGACTGCGTCGTCTACTCGTGCTACCAGAGGGGCGGCCTGTCATGCGACTGGAGCCATGTGAGCGGCGCGGACAAGGAGCTGGAGCGATGAGCTACCAGGAAATCTATGAGCGGTACGTCATCTGCGACGAGTGCCACACAAGACTTTTCGCCGGTGATGCGGCCGAAGAGGACTCCGACGACATAGCCGCCGACCACGGCTGGCAATGTGACGAGGTCTCAGGCAGGCACTACTGCCCTTCCCACTGGCATTTCGAATGTCATGACTGCCAGGCCGCCGATAGTGGCGCACCTGACGAACTCGAACAGCAGGGATGGCGTATCGATCGCGACTATCCGTGGGACAGCCTCTGTCCGAACCACCATCATCTCTCATGCCGCGAATGCCTCAAGTCGGAAATCGGACCATTGCACCGGCTCGAATACGAGGGATGGCAGACCAACTCCACCGACCCCAACGACAGCCTCTGCCCGGAATGCGCCAAAACAAAGAAGGAAACGAAATGAAAGTGAAGAAAACCCTCATGGACATGATCATCAAATGGCACCAAGCCGGATACAGCCTCGATGAGATCTCGCCACTGGTTCCTCAAGTCCCCAAAGAGGAAATCAAAGCGATAATCCAACAACACCACGAATAACAAAAGAACCCGACCTTCCGGCCGGGCTCCTGACACCACCAGAAGACTACCACACCGGAGGGAATCGAACAAATGAACGAACAAAACAACGAATCCCAACCAACACCAAACCAGACACAACCAGCACAAACCAACCAAAACAAGCCAGCGCTCGCCGGCATGTGCCTCGTCTGCGGCGGGGGATGCGCTGTCGGCGACACCATGTGCGCGAGATGCGATGGGCTGATGCGCGGCTGGCTGCGGGAATATCCATCATGGTTGGATTCGCTGCATGAGTTCCTGGACTCGACCGCGCACTACGGAGGCCGCCAGCCTGGACGCGTCAACCTTCCGGCCGCGCCGACGCCAATCCGATTGCCGGTGCTCGACCACATGCAGGCCATCGAGGATGCCGCAATCGCACTCTGGCGCCGGTTGTACGCTCCGCCTGCCATGCCTTGGGTGACCTATGGCGTGCATCCGCCGCTGGTGGACATGCTGCGTGTCTGCGCCGGCAGTCCTCGACTGCGCCGCATGCCTGACATCGCCGATTTCTACCATGAGTGGGAGTCGATGGTTCGAAAGACGCTGGACATCATCGACGTGCCGCCTGCGAAACATGGCATCGGAAGATGCCCGAACCCGCTGTGCGGAGTCGAATTGACTGCGGCGGTCGGCGCGGCAAGCGTTGCGTGTCCCATGTGCGGCAACACTTACCTTGTGGCGGATGTGCGGTTGGGGTTTCTGAGGGAATGCGTTCGGTCGGGACGCGCGTTCACGGCGGGGGAGTGCGCGGAACTGCTGTGCGAATGCGGATTCCAGTGCAACGCGAACACGATTCGCTCATGGCGCAAGCGCGGCAGGCTCCAGCCGGTCGGCAAAAACGCGAAGGGGCAGCCGTTGTACAGGCTTTCCGACGTGCATGGACAGGTCGTGCGGCGCGACTCGATTTGACAAAATCGAAAGTGCAACGCACAATTGTCAGTGGATTAGAGGGTTCAAACCGAAGACATACGGTTTGAACCCTTTTCATATCCACCTTGGATTCTCCTAACTCCTTGGGTTGCGTACCCGTCCTGTCCGAACGGCATATCGGACACGTTCCGCCCATCCACGTCAGAGTGGGCATACACCAACAGCGGCAGGCAAGCCAATCCCGCGTTTACGTGATGCGGTGAAGCTCAAACCGCCTGTCCATGCCTTCGTGGGAATCAACGGCAGATCGCACCGGTCGCAGATCTTCGGATCCTCTTCCTTGCGTCCGCGTGTATGCGCGGGTTCGACTCCCGCCGAAGGCACCAACCAATCCGAAGCAAAGGAGCAACAATGAAAGACGTACTTCAAGAGATTGCTCACCAGCTCAAACGCATCGCGGACCAAGGCGAGCAAACCACCATGCAGCTCAACCGCGAAGACGCCCTCGCCGCATGGGGACTCCGCATCTACCAAGCCGATTACCTGCGCGCACTCCAACAACTCGGCATCGACATCACGGATTAAATGCGCAGACAACACAAGCCAGACCCAAGAAAAACCAACGGCTGGAAACGCGCACAACTCCGAGCAAGAGTCCTCGCAGCATACGATGTGTGCGCCATCTGCGGCAAACCAGTCGACAAGACACTGAAGACACCACACCCAATGAGCGCCGAAGTCGACGAAATCATCCCAGTCAGCCGAGGCGGCGACCCACTCGCATGGAACAACGTCCAACTCACACACCGATGCTGCAATCAACACAAAAGCAACCATTCAAACGAATGGGCGAAACGCGAAGCCGCGGGCAAACCAACCATCAAACAAAGCTCAATGCCATTCAAAACCATCGGCATCTGACCGGACACCCACGGCAGGTGACCCTACCGCCCCGGTGCTGCCTGCCCCGCCGCATAGGGCTGATTTCTCCCCGAGATTTCAAAACGTGACGATAGGGAAACGTGACGGAGGTATGACGTTATGAAATGTCTTGAATGCGGCAGGGAATTCCGTCCATCCGGCCGCGGCAAGCCAAGCAAGTACTGTTCAGGCGCATGCAAGGCAAAAGCCTATCGACGCAGGAAGAAGAACGGCGAGGTCGTTGCCGTCCCGAAACCGAAGCAGGCGAAAGAGAATGATCCGGCAAGGATCCCGGAGCTTGACCGACGCAGCTTCGAACGGATGATGGACGATTCCTTCGAGGACGTGCTCCGGCACAACCGCGACCGCCTGCGCGCGGCATTGGACGACATCTCGACTCCAGCAAACGCCTTGCCGGCCATCAGCAGACAGCTGATCGCGGTCAGCGAACGGTTGGAGAACATGCAGGGCGGTGGCGGACTGTTCGATGACGATGATGTGACGGAGGTTTCGGAGGATGTCGGAGCGTCGATTGTCTGAACTCGCCCAACAGCTCGTGAAGCCGGAAGGCATCACGTCGAGCGATTTCGCGATGATTGACAAGGCCGCGTGCAAGGCCGGCATACACTTCGACCTGTGGCAGAAGGGCTTCCTCTACCTTCTATTCGGTAAACGCGCGGATGGCAAGTACGCATGCGGCTCCGGTGGCGCGGTATTATCCAGCTGCCGCCAGATCGGCAAGACGTTCACCGTCGGCAACGCGATTTTCATTCTGTGCGCCGGACGGGCGAACACGCTGGTGATCTGGACGGCGCATCATACGCGTACCTCGGACGAGACGTTCGCTGACATGTGCGATATGACGCATAATCCGAAGCTCGCCAGATATGTGGAGAACGTTCGCCGTGCGAACGGCCAGCAGGAGATTCGATTCACGAATGGCAGCCGCATCATGTTCGGCGCCCGTGAGAACGGCTTCGGCCGCGGCCTGCACTCCGCTGACATCGAAGTGTTCGATGAGGCGCAGATCCTCACCGTGAAGGCTTTGGACAATCTGATTCCGATCGTGAACACGAGTCCGAATCCTCTGGTCGTGTTCATGGGCAATCCGCCGAAGCCGGGCGACCAGTCCGAGGCGTTCAGCGAGAAACGCGATCTTGCGCTCGGCGGCGACGCCGAGGGCATGCTGTACGTCGAACTGGCGGCCGACCGTGATGCGGATTCCGACGACCGTGAGGCGTGGGCGAAAGCCAATCCAAGCTATCCGAAGCGCACCAGCGAACAGGCGATCATGCGAATGCGCAACCTGCTCGCCGAAGATTCGTTCAGACGCGAGGCCTTGGGCATCTGGGACGAGCATGTGGCAGTTCGCGCTATTGATCCGAAACTGTGGAAGCAGTCCGAGACCATGCAGGTGCCGGATGGAGGCATTCCGAGTTTCGCCTTGGACATGCCGCCGGACCGCAGCACGCTGGTCATCGGCAATGCCTTGAAGCTGCACGACGGCACGGCCTTGATCCAGATGGCCGCCATCGAGGACGCGCACCGCAACGGCACCCAATGGGCGGTCGAATGGCTGCGTGAACGTTGGCCGGAGACCGCCGCCGTCGTGATCGACGCGCAGTCGCCGGCCATGAGCCTGCTGTCCGAACTGCAGAAGGCTCATGTCCGAGTGACCATCACCTCGATGGCCGAGATGGGACGCGCCTACGGACGATTCCAGGACATGCTCAACGACGGACAGCTGAAACACCTGCCGGACGACGCGCAGCCGCAATTGGCCGCCGCCGTGCGAGGCGCGATCACTCGCAACCTTGGCGTCTCGGGCGCGTTGGCGTGGAACAAGCTCGGAGCCGACGTGGACATCAGCCCATTGGTGGCCTGCACGCTGGCCCTGTACGGTGCGTTCACATCGAAACGTGTTCCAGGACGCAAACAGAGAGTTGGATGATATTTATGGTTGAATTCTCCGCATTGGGGCCGATCTCCGGCATTCCCGACAGCGACATGGACACCGTGCAGCGCCTGTACCGGGTATGGATCAGGAAATACGAGCGCAACGCGTTGAGGACGGAATATTACAACGCCCACGAACGTGTGAAGAACCTCGGCATCGCGGTGCCGGATAAGCTCGCCAGCCGGTTTCACGCATGCGTGGGCTGGCCGGCGAAGGCGGTGAAGACTCTCGCCGACCTGTCCGTCTTCGACGGATTCCACCTACCGGACGGCGAGGATACGCACGGTGTCGAGCAGATCATGGACGCCAACCGTTTCGACCTGATCGTCCCAGAGACCATAATCAACGCCTACACGCACTCATGCGCGTTCCTCACCGTCTTCCAAGACCCGGACGACGGCCGCCGCGTCCGTGTGATACCACGGCCGGCCACATGGTCAGCGGCCATCTGGGACTACATGCGCAACCGCATCAAAGCCGCGTTGACCATCACCGACATCGATGAATACGGCGACGTGACCGACATGAACATATGGCTCCCTAACATGGTCTACCGCTGTTTCAGGAACCACGGCGCATGGAAGGCCGTCGCATGCCCGAACGACTGGCCATATCCAACAGTGGTGCCGGTCTGCTACGACCCGCAGGCCGAACGCCCGTTCGGACGATCACGCATCACCAGACCACTCATGGCACTGACCGACGCGGCCATAAGAACCATGCTCCGCATGGAGGTCGGAGCCGAGTTCTACTCGGCGCCAAGCCTCTGGTTCCTCGGCCTCGACCCAGAAGCGTTCCAGGACAAATGGAGCTCGCTGGTCAGCAGCATCAACTCGGTCAGCCGCGACCAGAACGACGAGATACCAACACTCCAGCAAGTGCGGCAGATGACCATGCAGCCGCACTCCGACATGCTGCGCACCATCGCGCTGATGGTATCCAGCGAGACCAGCATCCCGGTCAACGATCTGGGCATCACCATGGACAATCCAGCCAGCGCCGAGGCGATGATGGCCGCCGAACGCAAGCTCTCGCGCGAAGCCGACCGCCAAAACCACCTGTTCTCGTATGCTCTCGAGGAAACCATACGCATGGTCGTATGCCTCCAGGAACACATACCGCCGTCCGACATGCCAGACACGCTGACCGGGATACGCTGCCAATGGCAGCCGACAAAGGAAATCAGCATCGGAGCCCGAGCCGACGCGTTCAGCAAGATCGCCGGAGTGTCCGAAGCGTTCGCCCGGTCCGAGACCGGCTGGCGGTACGCGGGCTTCGACCACGACGACATCGCGGACATCATGGACACTATCCGCTCGCAGGACGCGCGCGGCATCCTGGACAGGCTCGTCGGCGATGCCGGCAAAGCCCAGAAGCAGGACTCCGAAACGCAGCAGGCCGATGCCACGGAAACCAGGAACGCCGGCAAGTCTGCGGATGTGGGGACTAACGGCATGAAAGCCAAGTTCGACGCGCTGGGCGTCGCGGTCCGCGCCGGAGTCTACCCGGCCAACGCGGCCTCGCTCATCGGTTTGGATGGCGTCAGATTCACCGGACTTCAGCCCGTCTCCCTCAAGAACCCGGACAGCGAATGAAACACATGATCGGAGGCCACGATGTCCGGTGACGCGAACCGCACGCCCGACCGCAGCCAGATCGACAGCCTGTCCCAGGCCCAAGCGCGCTCGACGGCGTTGGCGAAGCGCGAGCTTGGCAACGTCTGGGCGGAAATAGCCGATTGGGAGCCAGCCAGACAACGTGACGCGCTGCTCGAACTGGTGCCGGCGATCATTGACAAATACGCCGACACATCCAGCGTCGCGGCCGCCGAATGGTACCAGCGCGTGCGCGACAAGTGGATCTCCGACGATTTCAAAGCACACACGCCGGTAAAGGCGAACGATGACATCAGCAAGCTGATCCGCGCGAACGCCGGCGTCCTGTTCGGCGACGACGCGGATCCGGGGCGGATGCTCCGCTTCCTCAACGCCGTCGTGGACAAGGGCGTGAAGCAGGGAGGACGCGACACTATCCGCTACAACGCGAAACGCGATCCGAAGAAACCACGCTACGCGCGAGTCCCGTCCGGCGCGAAGACGTGCGCGTTCTGCGCCATGCTCGCGTCCCGCGGCTGGGTGTACGAATCAGCCGAGACAGCCGGCGCGATGAGCGAATACCATTCCGACTGCGACTGCGAGATCGTACCCAGCTGGGACAAGGACAAGCCGAACGTCGAAGGCTACGACCCAGAAAAGCTCTATGAGGACTATGAGAAGGCTTACAAGGCCGCAGGCGATAATCCCACAATGGAAGACGTTCTCGCGGCAATGCGGAGCCAGCCGGGGAAGTACACGGATGGCAGGCTGGTGCCCGTGAAGGCTCCGAAGGATTGGAAGCAGCCGCACGCCCAGAACGAGGATCGTCTGCTTTCGATGAAGGGATTGGCGGATGCCACCGACGCGGAATGGTATCGGCGTCAGGAACGGGCCGGGGTCCCGCATTCGGTGGATACGCTTTACCCGCAGGAGATCGTGTTCCTCGAACGTTTCCAGAATCTCGGCAACCATGTCGAATGGATACCAAGAGACAAGGAAAACGCAACGGCGACAAACGACTTCCGTTGGATTGAAACGAACGAATTGTGCGAATTGAAATCCATGGCGAAAGCGGATTTCGGCAAGATCGCAGACCGCATCACCAAGGCCGTTCGAAGCGCCAAGGAGAATCACGATGTCGTCAAGGACTGTTTCGTCATAGACCTCGGCCAGACGAAGCGTAAGGACAAACTCGTGCACCAATTGGAGAAATACAACGACCGCGAATGGAAAATCCGCAGGCTTTTCATCTTCGACGGTGAAGGGTTCTCGGAAATCGAATTGAAATAAAACAACCGGGAGCACCCCTCCGCTCATTGCGTGTTATTTCAACGCCGCAGAGGACCCCCGGTCTTTCCACATTCTATCACGCTTTTGGTGGGTTGGCCCAGCGGCGACGGCAGGAGCCTGTAAATCTCCGACACCGACACATCGCGGGTTCGAGTCCCGCACCCACCACTCACAGCCCCGGAACGAGGCTTTTTCAATGCCCTGGAACAGGGCGGAAGGAACAGAAGCAATGACCGACGCAGCCACCATCGACAACGCCCAACAGCCGCAGGGGGAGGGTTCGGAGGACGCCCAGTCCACCGAACCGCAGAAGTCTGTGGATTGGAAGGCGAAGTACGAGAACGCCATCAAGCACTCCCGCGAATGGGAGTCCCGCGCGAAGGCCAACAAGGACGCCGCCGACGAACTCGACAGGCTCAAGGAAAGCCAATTGTCCGAAACGGAGAAGCTGACCCGCAGAGCCGAACGAGCCGAGAGGGAACTGTCCGCATTGAAGACAGCCAATCAGGTCAACGCCTGGAAGAACGCGGCGGCCGAACAGTACGAAGTGCCCGCGTCGCTGCTGTCCGGCGCGACCGAGGACGAGATCAACGCGAACGCGAAGGCTCTCTTCGAATGGAAGAACCCGGAACGTTCCGGCGCTTCCGCGCTCGGCGACCCGTCAGGCCTGCCCCAGAAACCACCGAAAAGCGCCGACGACTGGATACGTTCGATCGCCCGGCACAACAAATAAACACTAACGGAAGGAGAAGCCCATGGCTTCCATCGTCAATCAGATGATTGGCTCCACCGACCTCGGCGGCGGCCTCATCCCCACCGAATACTCCAATCAGATCATCCAGGACATCCCGAAGCAGAGCGTCATGCTCTCCCGCGCACGCCAGATCACGATGAGCACCCGCACCCGCACCCAGCCGGTGCTGGACAGCAAGCCCATCGCCTATTGGGTCGGCGGTGACACCGGACTGAAGCAGACCACGAAGATGAGCTGGAGCGGCCTTAACATCACCGCGGAGGAGGTCGCCGCGATCGTGCCGATCCCGGAAGCCGTCATCAACGACGCCGGCATCCCCATCTGGAACGAGGTCATGCCGCGATTGACCGCCGCGATCGGCTACAAGCTCGACCAGGCATGCCTGTTCGGCACCGACAAGCCGTCGAGCTTTCCCGACGGCATCGTCCCGCAGGCCATTGCCGCCGGAAACAAACTCACCCAGGGCACGGACCTAGCGGCCGACGTGGCGACCATGGGCCAGAAGCTCGCCGAACAGGGGTTCGCGATGAACGGTTTCGCAAGCCAGCCTGGACTGAACTGGCAGCTCATCGGCCTGCGCGACAACAACGGCGCGCCAATCTACGTACCATCCCTCGCATCCGGCGCCCCGTCCACCCTGTACGGTTACGGCCTCAACGAAGTGGACAATGGCGCGTGGGATATGACCAAGGCCGTGCTGCTCGGCGCTGACTGGTCTAACTTCGTCATCGGCGTCCGTCAGGACATCACTTTCAAGATGCTCGACCAGGCGCCCATCACCGACGATAATGGCAAGGTCATCCTCAACCTCGCCCAGCAGGATTGCGTCGCCATGCGCGTCGTGTTCCGTGCCGGCTTCCAGATCGCCAATCCGATCAACGACGTGCAGCCGAACAAGTCGAAGCGTTTCCCGGCGTTCGTCATCCAACCGAAGTCCGTCGCCGCCTCCCAGTCGCAACAGACGGTGGAGGACCCACCGGCGTCCGTCATCCAACCGAAGTCCGTCGCCGACTGATGATGTCCGGCGACGACATGATCGCGTTCGCCACCGTCGACGATCTGGTCGCACGTTGGCGCGTCCTGTCCGATTCGGAGGAACGTCAGGCTGAAGTCCTGCTGGATGATGCGAGCGACCTGATCCGCACCGAATGCCCGAGATACGCGGCAGCGAATCCGATGACGTTGAAGCGCATCGCATGCGCGATCGTGAAAAGGGCCATGCTGACTGGTGACGATGCGGCTGGAATCAGCCAGTCCACCCAGACGGCAGGGCCTTTCTCGGAATCGCTCACGTATTCGAATCCGGCCGGCGACCTGTATTTGACGAGCGCTGAGAAGCGGTCTTTGGGATACGGCCGCCAGCGGGCGTTTTCCATCAGCTTGGATGGTGGTGCGGATGCTTGACGGTGAACAGGTTGTCGTGCTCCGTCCCTCCAAGACGGATGGTGGCGGGAAATACAATGCGCAGACTGTGAAATGGTCGGATGAACCGGTGTCCGGCGTGTTGCTGGGCGTGGCCACTCCGGCCGACGTGCAGGACAGCACGCTGCCGAACGCTTTGAGCGTCGACCTGACGGCCTATTTCCCACGAGGATATGACAAGCCACTTCGCGGCTGTCGTATCCGCGCGCGTGATCGTGTCTGGCAGGTCGTCGGCGATCCGATCCCCTTCGATGGCGGCATCAAGCCGACGAAATGGAATCTCGCGGTGAACCTGCATCGGACGGACGGAAGGTGAACTATGACGTGTTTCAAAGTCTCGAAAGAGTGGATGGAGAAGAACGTCCTCACGAATCCGGCCGTCACCGCGGCCTTGGATGCGAAGGCCCGACGCATCGCTCCCATCGTGCAGCGCATCGCCTTGAAGGAAGGCGACCGTGAATACGCGGAATCGGTGCGAATCCATTCAGGTCGCCGTCCGGGCGTGAAGTCCCCGACGCATATCGCGCGACCATACGCGCGGGTCATCATCGGCGACGAGCATGCCACGGAGAAGGAGTACGGTTCCAAGCATTATCCGAAGAAGGGTTTCCTTCGTCGGGCGGTCGCGGAAGCGGGCTGATGGCTTATGGCTTTGACTCTGAAAGGCTCATGGCCAGCGCCACTGCCCATCGTCATCCGATGGCTCGCAGACCACGATATGAAGGTTTTGACCGAGGTGCCGGAGAATCTGTCCGATTCTCTGCCGGTCGTGGTTGTGAGCCTCGCGCCGGGCGGAAGCCTCGACGTCGGCACCTACACGTCTGCTCCCAGCTTGGATGTGGACGTGTTCGCCGCCGACCATGATTCACTGGACGACCTCACGTGCAGGCTGACCGCCGCCCTGTCGACTTTGCAGGGCGCGGGAAACCAGTACGGGTACGTCGATTCCTCCACGCTCACGTCTTTTTCGGAAATCGCCGACGATGATCCGACCGTGCTCCGATGCACGGCCACCGTCACGCTTTCCCTCAGACCACAAAACATCAATATTTAAGGAGCATTAATGGCTGCAACAGATGTGGTCAGCATTCTCGACGACAACAACGGCAACGTCCGAAAGTGGGGTACCCAGCTGCTCGCATTGGCGGACTACTCCACCGCCATGCCGTCGGAATTCTTCGACAAGACCACGAACAAACCGAACGCCCTACCGGACGGTTTCAAGATTCTCGGATACATTTCAACCGATGGCATGAAGATCAGTCGAAGCATCGACTCCTCCGACGTGTCCGCCGTACAGGATCTGGAACCGGTTCGCTCCGACATCACCAGCAAGACCCGCACCCTGCAGGTCACGTTCCTGGAAATGAACGCGTGGGTGAAGGCCGTCGCCCATGGCGTCCCGGTCGCACAGTGGCCAGCCGACAAGAACAACGGCTTCGAATATTCCGATGGCGCGATCAGCGACTTTCCCTACTATCGTCTGCTCGTCCTCATGCAGGACGGCACCGGTGTCGGCGCGCATTACCGTGTCGAGGCGGGCTACAAGGCCAAGGTCACGAACCAGGGCGATCTGACCCATTCGCGCAGCGACGCGGAAGGCGAGGAGACCACGTTCACGTTCTATCGTGACCCGGCCGTAAACAAGAGCTACTACGAGGGCGAGAAGGTCTCGACCGAAGTCTGACAGCCGCTCTTTTTCTGATTCTTCCCCACGACGGCTTTTGTCCCTTTCACCGTCGTGGGGATTTTCTTCTCCATTGTTTGCCGCATGAAAGGGCCGTTTTTTATGAAAGGATTGAAATGGGAGCAAAATACAACCTTCAGGCAGTGAAGGCGAAGTACCTCGAATCGCATCCGACGATTCCGGAATGGATCGAATTCACTTTGGATGACGGCAAGGATGCCACCGTATTCAAAATCCATTCGCCAATCTTCCAGACGAACGAGGAGAAGCGCGCTTTCGTAAGGGCTCAGAAGGCCGATGACGAATTCGAACTGGCGAAAGCACTGCTTGGCGACCAGTGGGAGCGTTACGAGCAAGAGGGCGGTCAAGTGAGCCTGCTGCTCCTGCTGCTCAACGAGGTCGGTTCCGATCTGACCGAAACGGACGCCGAGGGAAACCCTACACGGCAGTAGACCTGCTGACGGCGAACGGGCATGCGGAGGAACTGGAGGCCGCCTTGTGCGCGGTCTACAGTCCACGCGACCCGATCGCCGAATACTGGCAGGGACGGTTGGGCCTTCGCGCATTGCATGCCCTCATCGTGAATATGCCGCCAGACAACGTGTTTTACCGGGCGGTGTCCGGCGATGGTTGGACGGAAGGCGAACGGCTCACGCATGACGTCGGCGAAATGCTCCGCGAACTGCAATTGACGATAGTCAATACGAATCCGCTGGTGGAACGCAAGATCACCGAAGAGGATATCCGGCCACGCATCCTGCCGCCCACGCGACGGCGGGACGAATCCGTGACGGAAGACCCTGACAGGGAATTGCGGATGCGCGAGCGGAAGGAACTCATGGCCTTGGCTTTGGGCCGGTGAGATTAGGAAGGTGAATGGTCATGGCCGGTACAGCCGCATGGATTGACGTGCTGCCGAATCTGAGCGCTTTCGGAACGAAACTGAATTCCGGTGTGACGGCCGCAGCGGCTTCGGCCGGCCGGAACGCCGGCAGGAAGTTCGCAGACTCGATGAACACTGCGGCCGGCACGAACGTGCTGGCGGAGCAGGTCAAGAACCTCGAAGCCGCCGAAAAGCGCGCGCAGAAGGCCGTGACCACCGCCACCGCGCAGATCGTGAAGGCGCGTGACGAGCAGAAGAGCGCCACGTTGCGCGTGCAGGCCGCCGAAACGAAGCTCAACGAGACCGTCGCGAAATACGGTGCAGCATCCTCCCAGGCGATCAGCGCGCAGGCACGATTGAATGACGCGCGGAGCAAGGCCCGTCAGAAGGACGAGGCGTACAAGAACGCCGAAGAGCAGATCCGCGCCGCGCAAAACGGTTTGAAGGAAACGCAGACGCAGCTGGCGGCCGCGCAGCAGAAAGCGAGCACCGCGACCGGCGGTTTCCGCAATGCCTTGCAGAAGTGGAAGCAGGCCGCCGATTTGGCGAAGTCCTCCACGAGCGGCCTGTCTGAAGCGCAATCGCGGTTCAGTGAGACCAGCCGTCGTATGACCGCGAGGTTCAGCGCGATGGCCGGCGCAGTCGGCGGCTTCACGTCCAGTGTCGTCGGCAAGGCGGTTTCCACTTTCGCGTCGCTTGGCTCTTCGATGGTCGACGCTTCGGATTCGGCGCAGAAGTTCGCCAGCACCATGAGCTTCGCGGGCGTGAGCGACAATACCATCAAGAAGCTGACCGCAAGCACGCAGGACTACGCCGATAAAACGGTCTTCAACCTTTCCGACATCCGCAACACCACGGCCCAGCTTGCGTCGAACGGCGTGAAGAACTACAGCAAGCTCGCCGAGGCCGCGGGCAACCTGACCGCAGTGGCGGGCGGCGGAGCCGAAGCATACAAGTCCGTCGCGATGGTAATGACGCAGACCGCCGGCGCCGGCAAGCTGACCACCGAGAACTGGAACCAGCTGTCCGACGCGATTCCTGGCGCGTCAGGCAAACTGCAGGACGCCATGAAGAAGGCCGGCGCGTACACGGGCAATTTCCGTGATGCGATGGCCGATGGCGAAATCACTGCCGAGGAATTCAACAAGGCGATTCTTCAGCTTGGCATGACCGACGTGGCCAAGCAGGCCGCCGAATCCACCACCACGTTCGAAGGCGCGATGGGCAATTGGGAGGCGGCCGTCCAGAAACTCGGCATGACCGCGCTCGACAAGGTCAAACCGCAGCTGACCGGCGCTTTGAACGCGATGACCGACCGTATCGGCCAGTTCACCGACTGGTTCAGCGGCGCGTGGGATGGTTTGGCAGCGTTCCTGTCGACCGGCAAGGTCAACAAGGCGTTCGCCGAGGCGTTCAAAATCGACAAAAGCTCCTATACGGGCATCGAGGACGCCTACCAGCGTATCAAGTGGGGGTACGCCGGACTGGTGAATTTCGTCAAGACCGGCGAATTCACCTACGAGTTCAACCGCGCTTTCGAGAATGTCGACCGTGACACGCTCATCAGCTTCAAGCAGAATCTGCTTGATTTGCGTGATGCGGCGAAGCAGGTCGTCGAGAACCTGCCGGGACTCAGTGCCTTCTTCGACGTTCCGTCGAAGGGCGACCATTCGAACTTGAACAAGGCCATCAAGGCGCTCAATGTCGCCTTGGAGGGCTTGAAGCCGATCATCCAGCTCATCGCCGACATCGAGAAGATGTGGAACAGTCTGAGCGCGGAACAGCAGGGAGCCATCTTTGACACGGCTATTTACCTGTGGCTCGGCAGCAAGGGCTTGAAGATCTTGAAGAACGTGTACGGCACTGGCAAGGACATCGCCACCGCGTTCAAGACCGGCGGCAAGGCGTTGAAGACGTTCGGCACCGTGCTGAAGGACCTCAAAGTCCCGAAGACGGTATCCTCCTTCATCGACAAGGTCGGCAAGACCGGCAGCAAGCTGCTGGGCAGCGCGGGCGGAACCCTCGCATTGGGTGGCAGCATGCTGGCCGGAGCTGCCAACAATCTGCAGAAGGGCACTCCGAAGACGCTTTGGAAGGCCATGCAGGGCGTCCAAGGCAAGGACACGAGTGACAAGGCATACGAGCAGTACCAGAAGCAGTACCAGCAGACGCAGGAGAATTCCTCCTTCCTTGGCGTCAAGAATTCAACTTGGCTGCATAATCTCAATCCGCTGAACTGGCCGAGCATGGCCAGTAACGCCATTTCGAGTGTCGGCGGAATGCAACAGTCCGGCGTGGATCAGGTCCAGCAGGCGTGGTCTGGATGCGTCGATTGGATCAGCGCGAAATGGCAGGGCCTGACCGACTGGTTCAGTGGATTGCCCGCGACTATCGGCAGCTTCTTCAGTGGTCTTCCATCGACGGTAGGTGGATGGTTCGACTCGGCCGGGCAATGGGTCGAATCCGGCTGGCAGGGTGTCTGCGACTGGTTCGGCGGCATTCCAAACGTGATCGGCGCATGGTTCTCCGGCATTCCTTCCGCGATCGGCGGATGGTTCTCGTCGGCCGGCAGTTTGGCGCAATCCGTCTGGAACGGCATCATCGCATGGTTCGGTGGTGTTCCGTGGCGCATAACCGGCTGGTTCTCCGGCATTCCGGGAACATTCTCCGGTATTTTCCAATCCGCGAAGAACGGCATAACCGGCATTTTCGGCAGTGTCGGCGGCTGGTTCAACCAGAACGTCAAAACGCCGATCAGCAATGCCGTGAACGCAATCGGCAACACTTTCAGCACCACGAAGGACTGGATCCGGTCAAGCTGGAATCAGGTCAAGGACGCCGCCAAATCGCCTGTGAGCTTCATCGTCAACACCGTTTATACCAATGGTATAAAGAAGATATGGAATTCCGTCGCGGGAGCCGTCGGATTGAACCTGAAGCTTCCGGACGTGAAATTCGCCGAGGGTGGCATCAATCCTGGCTACGCGCCAGGCGTTGATTCCATTCCGGCGATGACATCGCCCGGCGAGGCGTGGATGGTCCCAGAATGGACGCGTGCTGTAGGTGCGGCCAACATTTATCGCTGGAATCGTATCGCACGCCGTCAGGGTGTCGCGGCCGTCCGTGAGGACATGATGATGGGTGGGCTCAGGTTCGCCGGCGGCGGCATCGTCGGCAAGGTCGGCTCTGCGGTGTCCGGTGCGAAGAAATGGCTTGAGGACCTGTCCGAGACTGCGCAGAGCTTCGTGAAAAATCCGGGCGACTGGGTTGCGTCGAAGATCCTCTCGCCGGTCAAATCGCAGGTTGCCGGCATCGGCGGTGGCCAGTTCGGCATGATGGTCGGACAATTACCGGTCAAGGCCGCATCCGCTCTGGTCGACAAGGCGAAGAGCTTCGCCGCATCTCTGACCGACAAGTGGAAAAGCAAGAGCGAGAGCGGCCAATACCATGGGGCCGTGGGCGGAGGCGTCGAACAGTGGCGCAGTCTCGTCATCCGCGTTTTGAAGGAGCTTGGACAGGCTGAGAGCTGGGCGGATACCGTCCTTCGGCGCATGAATCAGGAGTCCGGCGGCAATCCGAACGCGATCAACAATTGGGATTCGAATGCTAAGGCCGGCCATCCGTCGCAGGGCCTGATGCAGACGATCCCAGGTACTTTCAACGCCTACGCGGGACCGTACCGCAGCTTGGGTATCACGAATCCACTCGCCAACATCTATGCTGGCGTGAACTACGCATTGCACCGTTACGGCAGCCTGTCGGCCCTAAACAGGGCCGGCGGCTACGCTTTCGGCGGCATCGTCGGGGATCGGCCGACCTTGTACGACCGTGGCGGCATCCTACCCCCCGGACGGCATCTCGTCGCCAATGAGACTAAGCAGCCTGAGCTCGTGCTGACGCGGGAGCAGGTCCTCAAGGTCTTCGGCGGCGAAGTCAGAGACAAGGGCGATCGGACCGTGAATCTCAACGTCAATATTCCGGAGCGTTCCGACCCGTGGGCGGATGCATCGATTCTCGTGCGAACCGCAAGGCACCAATTGCGATAAGGAGGCCGTCATGGCTTATTTTGCTGAATTGTCGGTCTCCGGCTTGGATCCGGTACGCTTCGAGGGCTCGGGTGATCTCGATTGCCTGTGCATCGCGAAAGGCGGCATCGAGGGCTGGTGGTCGACTCCCGCCGCGAAAGTCAATGTGACGGCGCGCGGCCAGGGCGACGGTGGACACGACGTGAGCGAGGATGACATCTCCTACGCCAGCCGCACCGTCACCCTGCATTGGAATGCCAACGCCTCCAGCCGTGACGCGCTCATCGCTTTGATCGACAGTGTCCGCAAGCTCGTGCATCGTCAGGTTACGATGCGTGTGGTCGACAGCGCCGAGGACACCTACTGCAGAGGTGGATACCTCACACTGACCCAACAGCCGGGTTACAGGTCCGGCAGCATTGCCGATTCGACCATCACGCTCGTTTTCGAGCGTCCCGAGCGTCTGTCCACGCTGGCGCATTCGGGTGAGGCTCGCGCGTCGGTGGTGCAGTCGGGCGGCTTGAGCTACGGCGCGGCTAATGGTGGCTTGGCATATCCGCTGCAGTATGGCGTGGCGTCGGATGGTGCGACGGTGATGCGCTTGCCGAATCAGGGCACTAGCCGCGCATATCCGACCTACACCTTGTGCGGAGAGTGGCCTGATGGCTGCACGCTCCGTTTGGCGTGCGACGGGCGTAATTCCACCATCGCCTATTCGCGCGCCATCCACACCGGCACACCAGTATTGCTGGACACCCGCTCCCGCACCGCCACCATGGGCGGCGTGGACGTGACCAGCGGATTATCACAGCGCGGGTGGATGACGATACCGGCCGGCAAGAGTCTGACGGTCAATCTCGCCACCGCAGGCAGCGGGTGGGTCAGCTGCTCAAGCCATGACACCTACATTTAAACGTTTTTCCGATTCGGAGGTGCAACACTTATGACCACGGCTTTAGGCATTCGTCCCGACGCGAAATCGCAGGGCGTCAGCCCCCAGGTGCATCGGCATATCATCAGCGCCCAGTGGGCCAGTGACGGCATCATTCAGGGGCTTACCGTGACCGGAGGCACAGGGCTCACCTACACGGTGAGCGCCGGTACCGCATTGATCCAGCCTGACGGCCAGAAGGGCGAGGCGGTGCTCGCTTATTGGCCGGGCGGCGCCTCCCGCAGTCGCCGCCGGTAACGCCGGATTGAGCCGATACGACGTGATTTGGCTCCGCGCCCACGACCTCGACAAGGGAGACGCGGACAATCAGGTGGTGCTCGGCGTCACTCAGGGCACGCCGGCCGCTGACCCAGACGTGCCGCTCGACCAGGTGCCGTCCGATGTGGTGCGTTTGGCGGCCATGCTCGTGCCCGCCGGCATGACACAAACCAAATCGTGCAGTACGGATGGCGCGGAACGCTACGCCATGCCCTACGGCGCGAGCAAGGGTCTCATTGCGCGTAACGTCCGAAACTACGAGGGTCCCGCAAACATGGGCGACGGTGGAAAGGACTATTTCGAGCAGGACACCAGCTTTTATCTGCCGACCGACAGGCTGGTGGAGCTCAGGTACACGGCCACGGCGGCCGCCTGCCGACACGACAATCCCAAGAAGCCCACCGAGGACGCCACGCAGATGGCCTGCTGGTATGTCGGCTTTCAGGTCGACGGGCAGGACGTCTCCGGTGGCGGCGGCCAATTCCAAGTGTCCCGCGCGTGGCAGCAGGTGCATTTGAATGCGCTGGTCGAATTGCAGGCCGGATGGCATACCGTGCGCACCCGCAACCATCGCGTCACGTGGGGCGAGAACGTCTATTTCATCTGTCACAGCGACGGCAAGGAGAATTACCCCGGCCGCACGCTCGAGGTGTGGGACCGTGGCGTGAACGTCGGCTAAGGAGGCGCACTCATGGCTTGGCGCGCGTATATCGTGGATACGATCAGCGGACAGCTCTTGTGTCCAATCGACTTGCCGAATTTCAGCTGGTCGGTCAGTGTGGCCGACTCATCGCTTTCCACCACGAAATCCAAGGGTGTGGGACAGGACGAGGTGAGCGGTCTCAAGGTGCCATGGACCGCGGTGCCGGCCAATTCACCAGGCGAACGCTCACGGCTCCTCGCGCCAGACCGGCGCAGCGTCGCACTCTGCTGGACGAGTCCGCTCGATTCGGAGGATGCCATCGGCACACCAATATTGTGCGGCCTCATCGGACAACGCAAGGACGGGCCACTCGACACCGACTTCAGCCTGACGAGCATTTACGGGCTCTTGGGCGACCGGTATCTGGTGCGCGAGGGAGTCTACGGCACTGCCAATGGCAGCACCTGCACCGACGTCATCAACTTCAACAATCTCTCCTTGCGCGCCATCGCGGCGGAGGCGGGGTGGCTGTGCACCAATGCCAAGCCAGGCGGCGGACTGCCCATCGACTGGCACTACAGGGGCGAAAAAGGCTCGCACCGGCGCGAATATGACAGCTGGGACATCCAGAATCTCAAATGCTCCGACGTGTGGGACAAGATCGCCAACGTCGAAAACGGGCCCGACCTGCAATTGCGTCCGAAACTCTCCGGCGACACCATCCGCTTCGACTTCCTCGCCGGGAGTGACGCGGATCCGAACATCGCGCAGGACACTATCCTCGAGCTTTCCAGCAGCCCGTATGGCGGCACCTTGGAAAACATGACCATCGACCACTTGGGCGCCGTGCACCGTGTCTACGCGTCCGGCTCTGGCACGGACAAGGCGCAGCTCTGCCACCTGTCCGAAGACCTGAGCCTCGTCAACGGCAATCATGAGCCATTCCCGCTCCGTGAGATGACCTACAGCGACACGGACGCCGCCGACGCGAACCTGCTGCGCCAGCATGCAGACGGCGTCCTTGCCGCGAATCACGCGCCGCTCATGCAGATCAAGGGCGAATTGTACGCCAATGACGTGAGCGTGGACGGCACGCCATTGCATCCACTCGGGAGCTTTTGGCCGGGCGAGACCATGCGTCTCGACATCCAAGGCTTCCCATCGCTTTCCGACGGCGTCTACGAGTGCCGTCTCATGCAGATGAGCGGCGACCAATCGGACAAAGTGAGCTTGATTTTCGACGCCATGGAGGATCCCATGGCCTGAATTTTTCGGAGGTACGCATGGCTTCTCATGTCGAATTGAATCCCGATGATAATGTCCTCGGCCTGAGCCTTGGGATGAAGGCCATGAGATTGGCCTTGACTCAGAAGACGCACAAGGTCGGCACCGTGCGCATCCCTACAGGCGGTGACACGGACGTCATCATCGGCGATGGCGCGCAGGACGGCGCGAACCGCATCGACCGGGACGGCAACCAGTTGCCGTTGGTGGACACGAGCGGAATCGACAAGGCCGCCAAGGACGCGCAGCAGAAGGCGGATGCTGCGGCGTCGAAGGCCGACCAGGTGCGTGCCGACTTGCAGGTGGAAGTGGACAAGGTAAGCGCGAAAGCGGATGACCTGAGCAAGACCGGCGACCAGTTGGCCGGCCAGATCACCGACATCAAAGGCACCGTCAACGGCCAGCAGACGAAACTGACCGAGTTCGGCCAGAAGCTCGAAGGCGAGATCACGCGCGGAGACACGACCGTGAAGAGCGTGACCGAGCTGAAGCAGACAGTGAACGGTCTGTCGTCCACTGTGTCGCAGACCACGAAGACCGCTTCGGACGCTTTGAGCAAGGCCACGACCGTCGAACAGACCGCGAACGGGTTGAAGGCCACGATCAGCAAGGATTATCAGACCACCGTCCAGGCGGACGGGAAATACAGCACGAAGGCGGAGTTGTCGGCCACGAGCGATTCGCTGTCCTCGAAGATAACGGAGACGACGAAGACCGCGAACGGCGCGATGGACAAGGCGTCCTCGGTCGAGCAGACCGCCAGCGGCCTGTCCGTGAGGATAACCGAGGCGGCATCCGAAGCCGCATCGGCGGTGCAGACCGCCAACAGCCTCAAAAGCACCGTGGAATCCAACACGGCGAACATCACTCAGGTGGGGAAAACAGCGGACGGCCTCGTCACGCGCACCAGCAGCCTCGAACAGAATCTGAGCGGTTTCAAAAGCGAAGTGTCGCAAACCTACGCCACCAAAACGGATTTCGACAATCTTTCGATTGGCGGGACGAACCTGCTCGCGGACTCGAACCTGATAAAAACATGCATAGACCCGTCAACGGGAATGCCATCGGATGCGAACGCCTCCCAGTCCGACGACGATTGGACCGGGGACTCCTGCACCAAAACCCCAATATCCGTATCGCCGTCCACGCAATACACGCTGTCCGCCTACGACGATATGGCGGACGCCACCTTCACTGGGAGGATAAGCCAGCTCGACTCAGACGGGAATCTGATCGGCCTGCTCGTCGATTCGATAACTTTTCTTGGCCCGGATCACGTGACTTTCACGACTGCGGCGAACGCGGCCAGCATCCATGTCGGAATCTATTCAGCTCCGAAATGCAAGTGGAAGTTGGAGAAGGGCAGCAAGCCGACAGATTGGAGTCCTGCGCCGGAGGACATGCAGCGGGCGGGTGACTATTCCACGAAGTCATACGTCGACCAGCAGTCCAAGTCGATAGCGTTGGGTGTCGTGCAATCCTACGAGGGCGCGGACGGCAGCGGTCTCGCCACGAAATCCGACATCACCGTGGAGCATGAAAGGATCACCAGCGAGGTTTCCGGCAAGTATGCGACCAAGGATGGCGTGACGGAGGAGATCAGCTCCAAAGTCACGCAGAACAATGAGTCGCTTGACGTCAAGTTCGCCACGAAGGTCGAGAACCAGTCCACGCTGGACACGGCGAACACCGCACAGTCGAACGCTGCCGACGCCCAGTCGCGCGTCGGCACGCTGGAGGACTGCATCAGCCTCACTTCCTCAGGCGTCCGCGCCGGCCATCAGTCGAACGGCGTGTTCGACGGGGTGAGCGCCCTCGTGAACACCGACGGCAGTTTCGACCTGCTCGACGCTTCTGGCAATCTCCTGACGCGCATCAATCAGCATCGATTCCAGGTGACTGGTGATGACGGCGTCGGCGGTGGCTATTTGTCGCTTTCGCAGGATGGCATCAACATCACCGTTCAACCCACCGCCGACACGTCGAAGACCTACCACATCCAGTTGGGCAAGTCCGGCGTCGGCATCACCGCTCCGGACGGGTCGGGCATCGGATGCTCGGCTTCGGGTGGGTTGAACATCGAGACCGTGAAATACGGCAAGATATCCATCGGCGCCGGCGGCCTTCAGTTCACCAACGACCAGGGCTGGGGATTGAAATTATCCGCCGCGGGTTGGTACCTGAAATGGGCAGGGAACCATACGCTCGCCACCGGACCGGCCGCGGGCAAGCTTTACATCGACGGCCGCGAAATCGTGACCAGATAACACAAGGAGGAAAAATGACCGATGAAACCACCGCTACCAATGCCGCCGCTGCCGACGTGCAGGACGGCATCCTCGACCTGCGCCCACCCAAGAGTGGCATCGTCTACCAGCTTTTGCGCTTGGGCCTGACATTCGACCACAAGGACGCTGACGGCGAGACATGGACTGACTATCAGCGTGGCGTCACCGCGACCTTCACGGGCCGGCAGGCCACCGAGGTCACCATCGCGGACATGGACACCAAGGACAGCGAGACCATCACCGCCACCCAGCTCGCACAAGTCACCGAAATCAAGACATGGCGCAGTGACGGAGCCGGGGACTGATGCCACCGCTCGACCTCTTCTCAAGCCAGGAATTCTGGACGGCGGTGATCGTCGCACTGGTCGGCGGCGGAGGAGTCGGAGCCATCATCGGCGCCATCTCCAGCCGTCGCAAGGACACTGCGCAGATAGCCGCCCAAGCCTGCGACATCCTGACCGATTCCGTCATCAAGCCATTGCGAGAGCAGGTGGAGTCGCAGGAGGAGCAGATCCAGCACTTGGAGGTCCGTCAGCGCAAGTATTTCGCATTGGCGGAGTACACGCGCCGTCTGTTCCATTGGCTGGGCCAGTTCTGTGAGATCACTGATCCGGCGTTCCTCGCACGCCATCCGAAGCCGAGCCTGCCGGACGAATTGCGCGGCGACATCATGCCTGAATCATTCGACAAGGAGGGACAATGACGAGGATACGATTCCGTTTCCGCAGGCCGGACGCATCGCACGTGTCCGGCGTGCCTGTGGAGGGCGTCATATCCTGCAATCCGACGATGCGTGTCGTGCAGGAGGATGAGAGTCTGCTCCTGCCGGTGCCTTTCGCGGTGCGGTTGCCGTCCGATGGCAGTGATCTGACTCTTGACCTCAAGCCGACAGGCGTGGACTGGTGCTGGCGCATCGAAGAGCGGATCAAGGGTTTGACGCATGTGCGTCGCGTGATCGTGCCGGACAGCGTGCAGATTTTGGATTATGCGACTCTTTCCGAGGCGGCATAGCATGGCGCGTCTGACAATCACGGTGGCTTGGCGCATAGCATCCGGACCTATCCGCATGTCATCCGGCTTGGCGATGTGGTGGATGTGGACGGTTTGCGTCCACCTGACCATGTGTCCGCTGGAGATTCGGTCGTGGATGCCGAAGGGCATTTGTGGATTGTCAGCCGTTTCGATGGTGGGAAGGTGATTTTCGGCATCGATGATGGTGTGAGCTTGCGTGGGCCGAAGGGGGAGCGGGGTTTGAGTTTCCGCAGTGGCTTGGGAGTGCCGGATGCGACCACTCAGGGAATTGTGGGTGACACTTACGTTGACTTGACGACTGGTGCCGTGTACCGGTGTCAAGCCTGATTTTTCGTAAAAATATCAAATTATCTCATTAAGGAGGAATAATAGTATGGCATGGCAGGCTACGGGCGGAAATCTCAAAGGCCCGAAGGGTGATAATGGCGCTGATGGTGCGAAGGGTGACGCTGGCAAGAGCCTGCACGTCGCCAACATCACCGTCTCGGACAATTCGGACGTGAGCGTGGCCGCTTTGAGTCCGGCGACGCCTATCGCGACCGGCGATCTGATTTCGGACGTGGATGGCAGGCTTTTCACCGTCTCGTCCGTGGTCAATGGTGATACCGTGCACGTGTCCAATCAGATTGACGGCGTGACCTTCAAGGGGCCGAAGGGCGAAAAGGGCGAGGATGGCAAGCCGGGTGCTGACGGCAAGGACGGCACCGGCGTCAACATCAAAGGCTCCTATGATAGCCCCGATGCTTTGAAGCAGGAGCATCCGACCGGAGCATCAGGCGACGCTTACCTCGTCGCGGGCGCACTGTACGTGTGGTCCGGCTCGGAATGGACGAATGTCGGCTCGATTCAAGGTCCGCAGGGGCCGAAGGGCGCGGATGGCACGAATGGTCAGGATGGCAGGCCCGGCAAGGACGGTACTAACGGCTTGGGATGGACTTGGGGGCATGGTGTCCCGTCAGGCTCACAGCCGGTCGGCTCCCTCTATCTCGACCTCGACTCCGGCGACGTGTACTCCTACACACAGGATTAAAAGGGGGGTTTCATGGGTTGGACTAAGTCAGGCAGCATCAAAGGCCCGAAAGGCGATGATGCAGGCGGAATGAGCCTGCCGGTCGGCACGCTGATATCCTGTCCTAACAATTCGACCAAGAATTTGAACGCTTTCGCGGCGGCGTTAGGTGACGATTGGATGATGACCGGCAATGCAGTTTTGAATTTCAACAATCCGATCTTTGACACGAGCGGCAATATCCTGTCTGATCCGGCAGCTGCTGGTCCGCGTCGGCTTGTCTTTTTCATCAAAGTCAAATGAGGTTTGGCGTGCTGCAGAATTTTCTAGCGGGTTTCGGTGGTGTGGGCGGCGCGTGCGCCCTCATCACCCTGCTGCTCAGGATATGGCCGGGCGCGTTGGACGCGCTGGCGACCGGCCTGTACGCGCACGTGCAGCCGGAACGATTGCCCTACGATTCGCCGCTCTCGCAGCATTTCGCCAAGACCCGACAGCTCGGCGAGCGTACTGAGAAATTCGACGGACGTTTGGACGAGCTTTGCCGCGACACCATCAAAAACACGTTGATCTCACTGATCTACGGTGACAAGGACACCGACCACAGCGAGGCCGTCAGATACGAGCTGCAAAAACTCGAAAAACTCGACGCGCAATGCTGGATAGTCAACGCAGCCGAAAAATACCTGGAGGACAGGCAATGACGCATCTCATGATCGCAGTCGGCCTATACCTGCTGCTCCTCACGCTCGTCCTCGTCTTCAACCACGGCGCGCACCTGCGCTGACAATCATTTTTCAAGGCCATCTCCACGGAGGTGGCCTTTCCTTATGCCTGAAGGAGGCAATCATGGCAGACCATGCCACCAAAAACACCACAACCAGTAATCTGCCTGGTCTGACCGGCGAGCGTGTCAAGGCCGGAGTGACCATCGTGGTCACGCTCTACGCTCTGGTCAACGCCGGCCTGTCCTTGGCCGGCATTAATCCGCTGCCTTTCACCAACGAGCAGGTCAGCGCTTCAATCTTCGGTGTCATCGGCATCGCCGGAACCATTTACGGCTGGTGGAAGAACCAGAACATCACCAGCGCGAGCCTTGCTGGCCAGCAGCTCGTGGATGCATTGAAGAAAGAGGGCGTGGTCAATGGCATCAGCGCAGCGAAGAGCGCGGCCTTGAGCGCCGCTTCCGCCGTGGCCAGGACCGAGCCGAAGGACGCCACGGACACCGCCACGGCCACCGCCGACACCACGGCAGCTGACGCTGATCTCGAGCCGGGCGGTACCGTCTGATGACCGGCGCAAGCTTCGCGAAATGGCGCGGCAGCCCGAATCACTATCAGGGGCGCAATGGCCTGCACGTGGACCACATCACCCTGCACATCATGGTCGGCCGATTGGCCGGCACGGACTCGTGCTTCATGCGCTCCAGCTTCCAGGCCGCCTCGCACTATGGCGTCGGCGGCGACGGCAGCGTCTACCAGTGGGTGGACGAGACACAGGGCAGCTGGGCGGACGCCAACTGGCAATCCGATTGCAGCGGCATCACCATCGAGCACGAGGGCGGCATGGGCGGAATTCCCGTCACCGATGCGGAGGTCGAGGCCAGCGCCAGACTGTGCGCCGACATCGCCCGCCGATACGGGTGGAAGACGCTGTGGCACGACGCCAGCGGCAATCGCGCCGGCAATATCGTCCTGCACCGCGAGGTGCCGGGCACGGACCACTACGGGTGTCCCGACAGGTGCGTCAACGCGCTGCCGGTGGACAGGATCATCAAGAGAGCAAACGAATTATTGGGAGGAGACGACATGTCAGCTGAAGACGTGTGGAATTTTCGACAGAATGGTGTCCTGATGCGTGATCGCGTGCAGGGCACGGACGCGGCCGCGAACGCCACGAAGAATGAGCTTTTCAGGCTTTCGCAGTGGGACAGGAACACCCACGCGTCCGCCTTGGGCAATCTCGTGGTCGAACAGCCGGTGCATGGTGGTGCAAAATTGGGCGACCGTGTGGCCGGCATCGACTCGAAGACCAGCCAATTGGTCACGCAGGTCACCGCACTGACCGAGGCGGTCAAGACCCTCGCCGAGAGCAAGGGCGCCGACCCCGACCAGATCGCCGCCGCGGTCGAGAAGGCCGTCAAGGCCAAGCTCGACAAGCTCAGGATCACCGTCATGGACGGTTCCGACGAAAAATAAGCGTTGCACCTGTTTCAGGCACAACACTTAACCGTGAGTGATTTTCGGGTGTGAGAAAATTCCCGCATTCGAATGCTTGTGGAAATTTTTGCACCTGTTTTTTTAACACGCGCCCCTCTCTCAGCTGATGCTGGGGGAGGGGCGTTTTCGTGTTTCCGGCGGGTGTATCATACGGAGAAAGCAGAAAAATAGAGTCTACTTTGAGTGACACTCAGGTGGTGGAAACACGAAACTCCAAGCGTGGCAACGCATGTAGAAACCTCACCGCTATAAGGACAGTTTATAACGACACTCAAATTTTCTTGATGTCTTATAGCTGGCGG